GCATTTTTAGCGCAGCTATTAAAACTTAAAACTTCGCAAAAATTGCGGAGTTTTAAGTAAGCTGCTGTGTGTTAGCTGCAAAATACTAATGTAACAACATCAAAGTTGCCACATTGACTATATATACTCAAATAAGGCGATTATCTACTTCGAGTGGAGGTGCTAATGAGATTCTGGATGGGTCTGTAACAGTAACTTCAATCCAGCCTTTTGTGGAATCAACCCATCTTTTACCCAAATGGGTATAGTAGGCTATACCTTTGTCCTCTGCCATGAGGGCATCTTCAAAAGCTGACAATAAATTTTTGAGGTCGGGCCTTTTGTCGTGAAAATCTCCGTGGCGGAGACGCTTTTTTTTCTTCGACCATTTTTTAGGCATTGGGAGGCAGAATATTATACCTGCTCCTATATTGGGGTAATCGAAACGAAGTCTTTTTGCCTCCCCCAAAAGAGAGGCTTTATAATCATTATATTTGTCAAGGCGAAGTTTTCTATTTTTGCCTGCGGGGGAAAGCTGGTCAAATGGGATTCTAAAAAACCACCTGTCATTAAAAGTTACTCTGACCCAAGTTACTGGGGTAATATCAAAGACGAATTTTGTTTGGTTCAACAATGTGATAAGACTTGGTATTTTCCATAAACTCAACGAGTTCAGTGAGCCAAGTTCTGCAATCTACAACCTTTTTATAAATCTTCTCTATATAAGCCTCATCCCGGTCAACCACACAAGTAAACAACCTGTCTTTGTCTGGTATGTTTTTGTGTCTAAATAAATCTTCTTGTATATTCCAGTAATTATCAAATTCGTTTATAGGCATATCAGCCTTAATATATTTTTGAAGGTGAATTTCCCTTTGTTCAGATATTGTGGATTCAGGATAATCCACCAAGCAATGATGCAATAAAGCCTTGTCTTTACCTGATATGGCTAAATATCCTTGAACTTGTAATAGCCTTTGCTTGTCTAATGGGTAACGCCTTCTGAAATTAAATCTGATTCTATCGCTGGTTGTTTTTATTTCATGCACCATTTCGGATTCGCTTGCAACTTCTGCATCAAAAGCATCAACTATCCCATGCAGAAAATCATTGTATGACCTAACTTTATTTCTATAAAGTTTTATACCGGCAATTTTTTCTACCAGATTAATAGCATAAGGCTCTTTTATAATTCCATTCGGGGCGAATTGATTACCTTCATGCCCAGTAAATACTTTTGGGGCTGCACCGTATTTTCTTTTCAAATATATAAACCACAAATAATTTTGAGTTGGCTTATTTACAATGTGGTAGCCTGATTCATCTCGTTTGTTTTCAAGTTCCTCCAGCCGGGCTAACTCTTTTTCTGTAAGTGGCTTTATTACTTCTTTTTTAGTCAAAACATCTATGCGCTCCAATTCTTTGTCAGTTATACATTCGGAATTGCGGGCGAATATTCGGCCTATACGATTACAGTTTATTTTTAAATTGCTAAAGTCAAGATTGCTCATTTTGTTCTGGATGGAGTTTTTTCCAATCCTTCTCTACTATTTTGCCAAGTTTTAAATTTATGTAGCCGACTATGGTTTGTCCATTGGCTTTGGCAATTTCACGAATACGCTTTAGGTTTGTTTCGTCAATCCTTACTGTATTTGCACTGTTAGATTGTGTCTCCATGTGTGTAAAGTTACATTGTTATTTAAAATGACCAAAATTATTTTTTATTGAAGTACAAATGCCTGTTTTCAAAGTCCTGTAAAAATTCTCTTGCTTTGCCAACTTTTAATTTTATCTTTTCGATTACTTCTTCGTCCCTTTCCACCGGGAATATCAATACTTTTTCTTCAATGGGTATGTCTGGGTAGATTAAATTGATTTCAATGGCTGCGGCGGCCTCTATGAACTCTGGCGATAATTCGGTAACAGCGTTCATTTGGTAGAATAACTTCTTTTTTTCGGCTTCTATGAGGTTTTGGGGGCAATCTGCGAGGACGTAGGCAATGGCGGCTTGTTGGCAGCCTGTTAAAAACATGTACGATTGAAGCTGATAGTAATAAAGTGGGTCTAATTTGTCCGGTATGTTGGCCAAAAACGTCCAAATGCTCCAACTTGTCTTTATATCCCAAAGAAATGTGCATTTTTCTATGCTTTCGCCTTCAAAAACATCAGGCAAACCTGTTATCCATTCATTGTGCAGCCTCTTTTCGTTCTTTTCCAATATTTTGCTCTGGTGCATGGACAAAATATTGATGCTTTGGTACTCCGCTTCTATGCCCTTGCTCATTTGAGGGGTTACTACGTCCTTATCCCGGCCATATTTTACCCTTATGTACTCGTTTATCAGGTAGTTTTGGGCAGTTTTTGACAATTCCCCTGCATCCTTAGCCGCTTTAGACTGTGGCTCTACAAAAAGATACCCAACTGCGCTACTCCTTATTAAAACTTCACTCCAATCCATTTTTCAATTCATTTAAACGGTTATTAAATACTTCTTTAAGTTTAGGGTTGGTGTCTGCTATGGTTCTGAATGCTTCCAATCCATCCAGTATAGTGGATGATGTGTTTTCTATCTTGGTACACTTGTTTATCTCGTTCTCCCAATAAGTAAACCCTGTTGTCTTTTTTGGCTCTTGCTGTATTACAGGTGTTTCTTCGGCTTGTTTTTTTACTGATTCCTGAATGAACTCCCTTGCTGTGGTTTCAAGTGATTTTAAGCACTCTTTTTCATTGCCTTTATCGCTTTCATCAAGGGATGCCTCCATGCCTACCCAACGGGATAGGCCGTGGTATGTGTACTCTACGCTTACTTTAATGCGGTCAATGTTCATGTTTATACTGTATTTATTGGTTATTGTTTTTTACTTTTTTTTATTGTTAGGAATATAGGGCTTTGTTGGTTTATGAAGCGTGGATGTTACTTTTTTGTCCATAAGGTAACATACTACGGATTCTGTTTTTGTATCATCCTGAAAATAGCAATACACTGCTTTGAGATTTTCCCTTTTATCCACCTCCATAGTTACCTGCTTTACTGTGGAAGTGTATATCTTTTTTATTGCTTCTGACTTCTTATTGTAACCCTGCGGAGTAGCCCATATAAGATTACCTTTTTCAACTAAAGCAATATCATATTTCCCCTTTAGCTTGCCGGTGGAATGGCGAAATAAATGTATCATTGGTATAGTGTATTTTATGGTTTTGATTGAGTGTTTTCATTTTATTTCCATTTTAGATGCGTGGTAAGAACAAGCAAACAGACAAATAAATAGAGATTCCATATAGGATTTTTCACCTTGCACAAATACTAACCACGACATTAAAAAAGTAAAAATTGTCCATATCAAAGCGGAAAAAAATTGAAACTTCATTGTATTTACTGTTTTTATTTTTTAGTTACGCTGGAAATAATTGTGTCTGTGTATGTTTGTTGTTTGCTCATAAAGTTTTTTTTAAAAGAGGCACAGAGTAGAAACCCATGCCTGTTTGCTTTTTGCTTGCCAATATGAAAAGATGTTTATACTGTGTGTTGTTGGTGGTGGCAGGATTTGAACCTGCATTCCTTGCATCTTTGGGATGTTGCCTTGACCAATCAGCCACACCACCCACTTCAACACAGTAATTATTTTTAAGAACTATATAGCAGTTGAGTGTGGGTTCACCTTGCCCGATATTGCTCTTGGGTACATCCCTGCCCTCGGGAGGTTGGAAAGGTCTTACAATGGAACATGCCTTTTAGCCGGATTGACACCGGTAGCCATGTGAACCGCACCCGCTATCAGCTACACACCCATACTACTATTTTCAAAAAACTTTTAAAGTGCCGGTCTTTCCCGGCTTGTCATCAAATTCCCTGACGGGTTGCCGTAGCAATGAAAATTACCATTAGCCTAAGTTTTCAATCCTCTCATTAAGTATCACGCTGTAAGTTGACATAACCCCATACTGCGCTTTCAATAATGATTGCTGAACCTGCGGCAATTCTTTAAATTTTTCCGAATCAATAAAAGGAGATAATTTACTCCTGCGTTCGTCTAACTGTGCCTTTTCATCTAAAAGGCGTGTTTTAAAATCTGACATATAATTGTATTTAATTTACTTCTTTAAAACAAATGTGTGGTAAGTTTGCCCACGGGCTGCCTGACTGTCGAAAAGGCAACTACACCATACCCTTTTACATTTGTTATCAAACCAAACAGTAAACTACCCACCCACGCTAAAGCGATGGGATGGGCTTTAAACCTGAATACGAATGCAGAGAGCAATACATAGTCGATTTTCCAGCGTGGTTTACATAAGCACGCCCAAGCGAAGCGATGTTAAGAGAAGCGTTATAATCCGCATCCAAAACATCAACTTCACATTTATTATTGACACACTTAAAAACCTTGTTAGTCCGCTTACCTATATGGAAGCAGGAAGAACAGGTTTGGGAAGTGTATCGAGGTTCTACAACCACCAATTGAACACCATTAAGCAAGGATTTATATTCAAGGAAAGACCTCAATTGACCAAAATTCCAACGTCCAAGTTTTGTTCTAAACTTTTTGTTTCTACGTTTAGAAGTAAAGCGGATATTAGTAAGGTCTTCAATAGCAATTCCTTTACCTTGTTCTTTAGCAGATTGTACAAGGGATTTGCTAATAGTGTGGTTCAAAATGGTAGCTGTTGTTCTTTCTTTGCCACTAAGCCGTTTAGACAATCTTCTACAATTCCTCCTTGTGGAGCGTTTAGAAGTGTCTGCCTTTGCTTGAATAGAACTACGAACCTTTTGTCTTTTTTCTCTGTATTGGTTAATCCAATCAGCAGAATGTTTAACCCCATCAGAAGTAACGACCAAATCTGTCAAACCGAAGTCTACACCGATAAATTCCTCGATGTCATCAACATCTTGTTCAGGAACGTCAACGGTTTGGAAAAGGTAAAACTTGCCTTTCTTGTAAACCAAATCTGCTTCACCTTTAATGTAAGGAAGATAAGCAGGATTGTGGCAAACAAACTTAATCTTTTGTCGACCTCCAATGCACCACAGGGAAACGATATTGTCGGGCTTATAAGTCATAATACGACTATCATAAGCGATACTTCCAAGTGGTCTAAAAGTACGTTTCGTTTTCTTGTCCAACTTATAAGCGTCTGCAACCTTTGCAATAGAGCGAATAAGCATTTGAGAAGAAAGTTTAAACGTTGCCTTGTAAGTGTGGTAAACTTCGTGATGGAGTTTGAAATTATTAAAGATACGTTTAGACCAAGCAACTTCCGAAATAGCATTACAAACAGTATTTGTTTCCCTGATAGTTTCAAGGAGCAAATCCGCTTGTTCAGCAGTTGGAAGAAGCTTGATTTTCAACGTCAATTTCATAATGCAAATATAGTAAAATATTCTGATATAAGAAAATATTATTTAACCAAAGGGGTAACTGCTTTCCTCCCATCGGCACTTCGTGACCAATGGGTTTCCGCAGTATCAATATGAAAAACTATCTTATCGCTTTCAACAGGGAAATAATATCACTTGCCGATACCTTATTAACTCCCTTGATTGACTTTAGCATGGGAGCCAATTTTTTCTTTTTCTTATGCTCTGCTTTTGGTGTCATTGTATTTAATTTTATAAAAAGGAGCGTAAAACCCATTGGTCAGCTTTGCTGCCGATGGGATGTAAGCGACACTCCGTTACACTTACATTGTTTAAAGATAATTCGTTTTTCTGTAAAATAACGTATCTTTGTGTTGTGCTAAAGGCTTTTAAATACCGTCTAACGCCAACGGAAGAACAGGCAACGCTGATAAATAAACATATCGGTAGTGCAAGATTTGTGTACAATCTGGCGTTAGAAGTTAAGCAATCCGCATACGCTGGTAATCGTGTACATCTGAATTGTTTTGACCTGATTAAGCAACTTCCTGATTTAAAAAAGGAATGCACATGGCTGAAAGAAATTAACAGCCAGTCTTTGCAGCAGCCTATCCGAAACTTGGATAATGCTTTTACTCGGTTCTTTAAAGGACATGGCAACTTTCCAAAATTCAAAAAGAAAGCAAACGGTGGTAGTTTCAATATTCCGCAAAATGTTCTTTTAGAAGCTGGCAAACTATCAATTCCAAAATTCAAAAACGGTATTGATATTGTTTTACACCGTCCAATTAAAGGCGAAATAAGACAGGCTACTATCAGCAGAACTCCAACAGGTAAATATTTTGTTTCTATTCTTTGTGAAACTGGCGAAGCAAATAAGAAAGCAAAGCCTGTCAAAGAAAAAACAACGGTAGGGATTGACTTAGGAATTAAAGACTTCATTGTTGCTTCTGACGGGCAAACCTTTGACAACCCTAAATTCTTACGCAAGGCGCAAAGCAGATTGAAGTTTGTGCAGCGTAAGTTTTCCAAGCACAAGGGCAAGCGTACCAAACACAGACTTGCTGTTCTACACGAAAAAGTAGCAAACCAACGTAAAGACTTCTTACATAAGGTTTCAAGCGAATTAGTTAAGAACCACAACTCAATCGCTATTGAAACTTTACAGGTAGCTAATATGCTCAAAAACCACAAACTTGCTATGTCCATACAGGATGCAGGGTGGGGTATGTTCGTTGATTTTCTGAAATACAAAGCCGAATGGTATGGCGTGAACATTTTGGAAATAGGAACATTTGAGCCAAGCAGCAAGCTGCATAACAAGTGCGGGTACATCAACAAAGAACTAACTCTTGCAGACAGAGAATGGCTTTGTCCGAAGTGTAGTGAAGTTGTTTTGAGAGATGTAAATGCTGCCATAAATATTAAAAATTTTGCTCTTAAAAATCATTTGTCTGTGGAACGCAGATTTAAAAATCGGGGGGAATTGCCTACGTTGGTAGGAGTGTTAATCCCCGAAGCCCATCCCATCGCCTTTGGCGTGGGTGGGTAGTTCACTGGCTATCCTTTCTGTTAATTTTATGGTTCTTGCGAAGCCTGTCCAAGTCGCCGTGTTTCATTTTCCTTTTGGTTTCATAGAAATCCCTGTCTTTGCGCTTTTGAACATTTTTTGTCCTCTTAAATTCTTTATCGGATGCCTCTTTCTTGCTCGAATACTCTGCACTGTCTTTTTCTGCTATAAAAAAGGAATCTATTGCCATCAACTGTGATTCCTGCTGGGCCTTACAGGAAAGGGAAATTATAATGGCCGCACAAAATAGTGTTAGTGGTTTTTTCATTGTTATTTTGTTTTAGATTGTTTCAATTTTTCTTCGGCAGCCTGCTCAAAAAATGTAGAAATAGGAACTCCTGTTTTCTTTTTTGACTTCCTAACCTTCTCTACAACTTCCGCTGATATTTTTACGCTTTCGTATAGTATTTCTCTTGCCATTGGTGTTATTTATGCCACAAATGTAGAACTTATTTTTATTCCAACAAATTTTTTTTAAATAAACCCAAAAAACATACAAAAGAGAGCCTATCATTACCCACCAACCACACCACCTAAACAATACCATACACCCCTAAGTAGATGGGCGATGCGGCGGCTATTTTACACCCGTTGCGCCCCGGCATGGGCTTTGAAAATGCCTTTGCAGTTGCCGTTTCCCCATACAAAAACAATCCCTTAAAAGCAAAAATCAATTTTAAGCCTGTTTTTAGCCCCATTAAGCCGCCTTTACCCCTTTGCAGTGTTACCCACGCAACCACATACAAAACCAAAACCTACCCCCTAACCAGCAAGCGTGGAGGGCCTTCGTAAACACTCTCATAGCATACCCCCGTGCTTTTTCATCAGCACCGGGTAAAAGGGCTTGCCGTTTATTCAACCGGGTAGGCCCTAAAAAAATTTTATAACCCATTGAAAACCAACAAACATAAACACACATCACTTTGGGTTAATTGGCTGCGCTCCTGCCCGGGAGTGTGTTGGCTGCTGGAAACGTGGGGCCGGTTGGCAATGGGGAAACTGTATTGAAACAGGCCGCCGGGGTCTTTGCCTTGCTGGTTTGTTTTGCTTTTGGATTGGTTTACAGTTTGTTGTGTGGTGATGTGGGGCGGAAAGTGGTTTTTGTATTCGTGCTTTGCTTGCTGATTGTGGGGATGTTGGGTGTTTTGTTTTGTTATATATATGGGGGAGGGGGGATTGGGGATAATTAATTTGGTTCATAGTTCAAAGTTTACTATATTTGCTGCTATGGGTTATAATACATTTAAAACAATACCAGATAATTGCGGCTATGTGTATGGGCTTCTGGATGAGGGTAATGTGTTTTATGTAGGCATTACGGATTACATACTATTCAGGTATAAACAGCACTTTATTGAGCCTACTTGTAGTAATTATATCAGGGCAATGCTTATTGCTGGTAAAATGCCCGGGTGTGTTATATATGGCATGTATAATACAGCCAGTGAATTATTGGCTGCTGAACATTCTTTAATATGCCATTTCGCAAGTATTGGTAATAAACTATGTAACATAGACCAGAATCCAATAACCAATAGAATTATAACGCCTTTTGATGGCAGCGTAAAAGTGCCTCGATGTAAAAAATACTCTTCCAATAAAATAATAGAACCAGCTATTGAGAAATACAAACAATATAGGCTATGCAGAAAAATAAGTTAATATCATTAAAGGATTTTGCCGATAATCACAACCCCAAACTAAACAGAAGAGGCCATAAGATGAGCGAAAGCTATTTATATAGGCTAATAAGGCAACATATAAAAGGCGAGAATAAAACCAATTTGTGGTTTAATTATATTTTATGTGGTGATAAAGACAGGATTTTCATAGAGTTATAAATATTTGCACACTTGTTGCAAAAATAAATATTACTATTTTTGTTCAAAGTTCAAAGTTCTTTATTACTTTTACATTATCAAACATTAATTCACTTTAATAAAATACTACACAATGGCAACTTCATTAAACAATTTTAAGCATGGGCAAATAGTTCATGTATTGGAGTATGGCAAAGGCACTATAATTGGCTTTGTTGGCTACCCTTCGCCCTCATCCGTTAGGGTGCAGTTTGATAGCGGCAATGTTAGGGATTTTCACCCTGTTAAATTAGCGGCTAAAATAGGTTAACTGATGAGGGTTGAATTATCCGAAACGCTGTAAAGCTTTACAGCGTATTAACCAATAAAATTTATTTTATGTCAACTCATTTTAAAAATCTGCTTCAAGCTAAAAAGAATGAATTAAATGTTCAAGCTGCAGAAAATATCGCAGAATTAAACACTTATAAAAATACTACTGAAATACTAGATAAATGGTATTTTAAAAACTGCATGACCAAGGCAGCACAGCGCAAACAATGGGACACTGCTACACTAATTGATTATGTTACTAAACGTATCAATCAGGAAAATGAAAACAAGGTTAAGAAAGCAGAGCACCGCCTCGAAACTATATCTAAGGCAAACAGGAAAGTGAATAGTATTTCTATTTCTGTGGAATGGACAAAAAGCCGCACTTGGGGCATGTGTCCAAAAGCTGATATAAGAGTTTGTTTCGATGATAATACCTGTGATATTTATAATTCATCCCGTATTACTGGATGCGGCTACGACAAAGAAAGCACAGCCATAGCC